CGGGTGGAGGTTATAGAGGTTAGAGAAGTTTAACCCCTGGGGAGAGAGTGAACTTATCTCTCTCAACAGGCCGGGTGATCTACCCGGACCCAAACAGGTTAAGTTGACCTGCTCCACGCATACTTTATGCCGACGGCATGCGGGCGTCCTTGACGCTCAAGATGTCCATCTGCATGAGGTGTGACCCCACGCTTAAGGAAGTACTTGAGCAGGGCTCGCTCTTCCTCCACTTTTGAAGGTGGTGGTCGAGTTTTGACAACAGCTCCCCAAACCAAGGGGACCTGAAGGTCATTGTCAAGTCTTTCCTCGGCAAAGCCGAGTACAGACTCGCGGCCCAGCACAGGAGATTCTGGTAAAGCCATAGGGAAGGGGATTTTCATCCTCTTCAAGATGGCATCCAGGTATCTCGCAACGCCCCAGTAACCACTCCAATAGGAGTTGTTTCTGAGTGCAATGAGAGATATTACCTCCCGAGCGTCAGTCCGTTGTGAAGGAAGAATCCTTCGAACACGAAATATAGTTACTTCGTGTCCGTCGTAATATTCCTTCCCACAAGACTCTCTGAACTTTCCAGTCCAGAAAGATTTCTTGTGGTTGACCTTCGAGCCGAAAAGCTCTAAGGCAGTAACAACGGATTGCACAACTTCTTTGGGGACGATAATATCGTCACCAAAGACGCGCACCCGATCTCGATAGGACAATATGTCCCGTCGAGTAAGGGGCCTTCCGAGCTCTTGCTGAATTCCATAGAAGATCAGCGTCAAAAAGACGCAGACCTCCATTGGAAAAGTAAGAGCCGATCCCATAGACGCATACTTGGCGAGGGGAATAACCCCATGACCAGGTATGTCAGCTCTGGTTGAACGCGTAGCTAAGACTGCTTCGTAGAAGTAGCCCCAGTTTCCGCAAACAGCCGTTACAAGCTGAAGGGAGACACGATCGGAAGCTTCACTCAGATCGAGTGTAGCCAGATCCCCATAAAGGGATCCGTCACGAGCCAGACGTTGGTTAAGCGTCTGATCAGTAATACCGATCATACCCTGAAGAAGATTATCTTCTTCAAGGTATTTCACCATCATTTCCATGAG